TAATTATCGATATTCTGCTACACAAAAAGTTGATGGAACACGTCTTTTACTTTTTGCAAACTTTAAAAAAGATACTGGACTTCGTAACATCACATTTATTGATAGAAATAATGATTTTTACACTCTTAAAAATAGAAATCGTGAAGCATTACCAGATTTTCAAGGACCAAAAGTTCTCATTGATGGAGAACTAGTAACTTTCAATAATGAAAATCAGGTTACAGATCCAACTGATAAGTACTACAATATTAAAATGTTCAGTTTTATGACATTTGATATACTTTATGGTCCAATTAGTATTGAATATTCTGGTCCACCAAATCAAAAAAGACTTAATATAGGCAGTGAAGGTTCAATGGCAGGTCCTATTGGTGGTAAAATGTGGCCTTATCAAAAAAGATATGATATATTATATCAATTAATAGTGCCAAACGAACTCAATGACTTTAGACCAATATTATCACTAGCATTTAAAGATACAGGATGGTTTGTACCTGAAATTAAACCTATATTTTTCATAAATGCACTTAGAACAACTAAAAAGTTGTATGAATCTGGAAATCCTAAGGCATTCTTTCAGGAAAATTTAATAAAATTCAGACAAACATTTTACAAATTAATCAATGAACAAATTAGAACAAAACAAAGTGAACATGCAGAACTATTAAATGTATCATTAGATGGACTAATATTTACACCATTTGATACTGAATATGTATTGGGTGGACCTTGGAAAAAGTTTTTAAATACACAATATAAATGGAAACCGGAAGAAGAACAATCAATTGACTTTGCTATATTTAAAGAAACTCAAAAACTAGAATCAAAGTATTTACTAAAAATTCGTAAAGGACCAAATTTAACTACATTTACAGTTAGAAAAAATCAAAGTTATGTTCCTGCAGAAGTAACAAAAGAATCAGCAACTGAATTATCTAGAAGTAAAACACGTGATGGAACAATTGGCGAGTTTGTATATAATACTTCAAAACAACAATTTGAGTTATTACGTTTAAGAAGAGATAAAGATAGTCCAAATGCATTAAGTACAGCAATAAATGTTATGAATGCAATTAAAAATCCGGTTGATTTAGAAATAGTTAAGAAATTCTTCATAGTAAATAAATTAAATGAGCAAGGATTGAAGCAATTGCTTCGTTATATGACAAAAAGTCAAATGTTAAGATGTATGGTGAATAATAATAAGTTAGATATATTCAATAATCAAATAAAAAATCAACTTTCAGAACAAATTAAGAAATTTAAAACAAATAATGCATATGAGTTTGAAGTTCGATTTGGAGTAATAGAACCACAAAAATTCCAAGCAAATCTACCATTCAATCTTTATAAGCAGATAATTGATATTATATCATTGCTTTATAAAAATGTTAAAGTAGAATATTCTGTATTTTATGATTTATACTCACGAAATATTCGCACTAGATATTTGTACCTTGAAGATTTAAAAAGTACAATTAAATTAGCGTCAATTGAAAAACAAACAATTGAAAATATTAATATAGATTTAAAATATTTGTACAATCTAGATTTAAGATTTGCTTTATCAGATGAAAAACAAACTACCGAAGTTGTAACAAAACAAAATGCAGATCTTGTACTTGAAAAGAAAAGACATTCATTTAATTTTGGCAATATTTTTACATTAGATGTAACTGAAATAGTTAAAATTAATAAAAGTAATAAAAGTAATGATAATTACGGTAAAGAAGTGCGAGAAGCACCTAAGTATCAAGTTGAACTTGAAATTAAAAATAGATCATTATCAGAAGAAGAATTAATTGATAAAATTACAAATCAATTAGTAATAATCATGGGTTTAATTAATTCATAAAATAATTATAAATATAATAAATGAATCTTAATAAGTAATTTTCTCTACGAAAAATTTTTGTGTTAAATCATGTTGTACTTGTTGATTTAAATTATGATTTTTATTTATAAATAATATATCAATTTGCATATTGTAATCATTTATATAATGACTTTCTAATACATCATATGGAATAAATCCAATACTATCTAAATAATCTATGTGTTCTTTAAAATTTGGAACATTTTCGTTATATATTCCAAAAAAAGGCATTTCAATTAATATAAAATCTGTATAAGGTAATATATTAGTCGAACCCTTTAAAATATCAATTTCAGAACCCTGACAATCAATTTTAATAAATATATTTGATAAATTTTTATTTACAAATAGTTGATTTTTTGTTATATAACTATTTAAATCTATTGCTTGTTTAATTATTGGTTTAATATCTCTATAAACTAGACTATTTTCTTTATGTATAGAATCACCTGTATTTAGACCTTGGTACCAATTTACTACTTTTTGTTTATCACTTAATATTACATCTTTATGAACAAAAATATTGTTTGCATCATTAAATTTATCTAATTTTGCATATGGTATTGCTTCAAAAAGATAATATTCAGAATTAGGATAAATATTTAGCATATGATCGGTCCAAACTCCCTGATATGCACCAATATCAAATATTATATTCGGTGTATATTTTTTATTCTTTAATTTTTCTAGTTTTGCAAACATGTATTTGTTTAAAAAATTTAATTTAAATTGACTTTAAATAAATTAAATTATTTTATTGCAATTAATCGAACCTAAAGTATTCTCAATTGTAATCTAATGTTTTCAATCATACTCAACTAAAGGTAATTCATCTGATACATGTTTTAATATTTTATCTTTGCCTGGGATATTCCAAATGTAATCATCATCAAGTCTGTTATTCATAAAAAATGATTCTTTAATTGGATTTAATATTAATGATATTTTAGTTAATGTTTCAGTTAAACTTATTTCAGGTTTAGTAGTTTTTTCAATTGGTGTTAATATTCTTGTACTTAATTGACCAGTTTGTAAATTATAATCAAATTTAAATAATATATAATCATTTAGTTTTATTTGATTTGATTCTACAAATGCTTTTTGAATAAAAATGCTATTAAAATCAATTGTTAATCCTGTTAATGGAGTATTATCATAACCTAATGTAAAATAGTTAGTTTTTGATTTTTTAATTACTTGCAATGTTATTTCTGGTTCTACTGTAATATTAGTCCATATTTTTAAATCTAGATAGTTGACTTCAGGTGTAAAAACTAAGAATATATCACTTGACTCTTGTAAAAGTTCTTTTGAACCTTTTATAACATTAGATTCATAATTAGGAAATTCTATTGTATTTTCGGTTAGAAAGTATGTATCTTCAATTTCTTTTAATAATAATAATTTTTCAGAGAATGGTATTTTAACTGGTTTATTAAAATATAAAACATCAGTTACAAAATATTTTTCTGAATTAGTTTCTAAAAATCCTAATAAAACAATTTCTTCATTAATAATTTCTGATAATCCTTTTATTTTTTTATTACCAAATACATTGATGAAATAACTATTGTTTTGTTTGATATACAAATAATACATATTTGAATTATTAGGAATACTTGTAACATAATAATTTATTTTTTCAAAGATAGGTAAGGAATAAACAGAAAGAACAGGATTAAAATTAGGATCTGGAAAGTCAATTAAACTTTTAATTTCACCTAAATTTTCCAGTTCAAGAACTGATAGTTCTTTCTTTTTATATTGTAGATTCTTAAGAATACATTTAATAAGTTGTTCTTTATTAAAGGTTTTTAATCCAGGAAAATATCTAGAATCTCTTTCTAAATTTTTTCTATTTACAGATATTACTTTATTGGTATTTAAATTTTGAACTAAAATATCAGTTGGTTTTTTTGACTTACCTTTAAATCCAATAACTTTAACAGGAACCCATGTATCATCTATCTTTGCCTTTGTTATTGCACCTATATTTAAACTTCCAGGTACTAATATTCCACTATTTGTATCCTCAATACTATTTACACCATATTTTCGTGCCTCTGAAATATTTTTTGGAAATCCTTCAATTAGATAATTTTTATAATCTTCTTCTGATTTTTTAGTTTTTGCAGAGCAACATGGATAATATAATCCATCATTTCCTAATACACCAATTGGGTCAATATATTGTCTTGATTCTGGGCATTGTCCATGAAATGAATATGGAATAGGTCTAAGTCCAGGGTATCCAGGTCTAGGATCTTTGCTTCTACAAACTGCAGTTGAAGTACCAGGTTTATTTGGTGGAGCATTACCAGATACTGTATTTCGTATCATTCCAGTTGATTCTTCTGAATAATCTAAACTTGCACCTACTAAACTTAGTTTTTCTTTAAAAATACCTACAAATATATCTTTGACAATTTTGAAATACTTAAAATCTAATGGTACCATAGATTTATCAACAATGCTACTACAAATTGAGTTTTTTAAATCAGATGCATTACAATAACTCATTGACATTTGAAATGTTCCATGTTTGTGAATTTGTAAACTTATTTTAATACCTTCAGTTGGAATAATAACACATTTAATTTCTTCTCTAGTTAATGACTGTGTTCTTGTATCTTTTCCTAAACTGTGTTCCCAGTTAATTATATTTACCGTGTTAGATTTATAACTTAATTGAATAATTTGCTTATTACTTTTTGGCATAACAGATACGGTTGTAAATTGTCCGGATACAATTTTCCCAGATGAATCAAATGGACTAATTAAATCATTAAATTTTCTAAAATCAATAGAATATTTATCTTTAACGGGCCACATATTAAATTGACTATTTACAGAGTGTATATAACTTGCTTTATCTATAATAGTATATTCATCAAATTCATCTTCAGTGAATTCACTTGCCATTCTATTAAAATAATCAATATTAACAGTGTCATCTGAAGATTCATTTATTCTGTCAATTAAAGTTTTATATAAAATTTCTCTGTAGTAACTTGAACTAGGAACATTAATTAAATTTATCAATCCATTTTTATATATTCTTATAGAAGTTTTTTTGGAATTTTCATCAATGTCTCTTTCGTTACTGTCGTTACTTTCGTTACTTTCGTTACTGTCGTTACTGTCGTTACTACCAGAGTCTTTTAAATATTCATAACTTAACATAATAGCATTACTAAATTTTTGTGTTGCTGTTTTATATTCTAATTTAGTTGGTCCTCTTAATTTAACTACATCAAAGTATTGTATTTTAGTGAGTGTATTATTTAATGGAATTTTATCACTTTTAATAAATTCACCATCAAAATCAGATGATTTAAATTTTACAGAACCTGGAATAAGTAAAAAACTATTTAACATTTCTAAAGTAATTTTATTTTCTAACCATGCTTCTTTTAATTCATTAATATTTTTACTAAATGAGTCTTTTTTATTTTGTACTATGTAGTAATAAATACCCTGAATTGTTAAAAATAAACTTTTTTTTTCTGGAAATGTGCAATTTTCAGCATGATATTGCGGCGAAATATTGGTACAATATGAACAATAACAAAAATTTTCAATTGGTCCTAATGGTGGTCTATTATAACTTGTTGAATAACTTAGATCAGTAGATGTAACTCTTTCATTATAAGTTAACTGTGTAAATGCAGGTAAATCTGTTTCTTCTATCTGATTAGAATTATCGTCAAACGTAAAATCAATTTTAAAATTTGATTTAATAGAATCTAAATCTAAAATATCTAACTTTGAATCAGGAAATTTATTTATAAATGAATTAATACCATATATATTAATTGATGTTGGTTCTATAATTGATTCAGACATTATTGATATTATTATAATGTACTATTCTTTTTTTTTTTAATAAATAAATGTAAAATGTAACAAAGTAAAATGTTAAAAAAGTACAAATACATAATTACACAATTACTAAAATGTTATAAGTTTTAATAAATATTTTTGAGTTCAAAATAATTAAACTATTTAAAAATTATACTATAAATATTTATTAAAATGAATAATTTACAAAATTCAAACATGAAAGTACTCGATGAATTTAATAAAACACTAGATGAATTCATTAATAAAATGATATTACAATTTCCACAAGAAACAAAATTAAAGACATATTATTCAGCATTTAAAGTAACAAAAATGTATGATAAAACTATGCCAATTAAAATTTATATGGGTGGTTGTTTACAGTTTTCTGATCAAATTAAAAGTAGAG